ATATCTTTCCAGCGATCAGTCTTCTTTTCTTCTGGCTTCTTCTCTTTTTCCTTTGCTTTCTGTGCCCTGCGCTGTACTCGATCCATAAACTCCATTACTTTAATGGGATCAACACCAGGAGGACAAGGTATCTGCGGCTGAGGCCCCCAATACGAAGGAGGCGGAGGGTTATAAGGAGTCTGCCACCAGTTCATGGTTTCTCTCCATTGTTGTTTGGCAGCGTGACGGAGGTCCCATCCCCGAGTTCAACTTAAGGAGGTCTGATGGGGCGAAGAAGGTTCCTGATCATGTCTGGTCACCTCTCTGTGTCGTTGTTTCGACTCACAGCTTCGCGTCCCTGATAATCCATTCTGTCTAGCATCCTAGACTAGACGGATCAGAAATAACGATAACCTTAGTGCGAGGACCCAATGCCGGTCAGGTATGCCACCTAGTTCCCAAGGTGTTAGCGTCCGGTCTTACGCGGCAGCCCTGTATAGAGCTTCTTTATCACTCGGGGTGGCAGTGATGACAGAGACTTATTTACCACCTCTACTTCTCTAGACGATCAGATCAAGAGTAGAGTGAATACACACTCAATGCCAGCTTTTCACACTGGCCAGTTAACCCACATCCCTACTAGTCATGGCTCAGTACCATCTGCAAGGTGGACAACTGAGACCTACCTTCTATGCACCGCCGGTGTCCTTTGGGGACTGAGGAGTCGAACCTCCTGTGCACTCGTACTTTCAGGAATCCGTTCCCCTTGCTTCCTTCGGAAGCTTCGACGGTTGCGAAGCAACCTAGGAATCAGGAACTACTTAGGTTATACCTAGTCCTCGTCATCGAGGTACCAGCCCTAGTCCTAGACAGTATCGTGCCTCTTGGCCTTAATCTGTACCGACTATAAGGCTCATCGTATGAGTTACACCTCTGTTAACCGGAGTCGAACCGGACGTCATACGGTCTGTTTGCTGCTTCCACATCGATTTGTACAGCATCAATATGGCGGACACGTCATTCATCTTTGCATCTGTCTAGATCGCTGTATGGACCAGCAATGTCGATATGCCGTAAGAACCACTTAAGGAGACGGCTACCCTCGACTGGGACTTTCTATTACAGAAGCGACTGATCACGTCTGTCACCGGAGACTCATTCATAGTGCCCATTCTATCTCACTTGGTATTGCTACCTTAGATACTCCGCATAGCGAGTCGTGCGGTCCGCTTTCCCTCGCATCTGGTAGACAGCCAGACAGGTACTTGGCGGGATCAGAGAGCCTCCTTACCATCAGTTTGGACAGAAGGCTGTGACTTGAGGAAATCTAGCCTTTTTTCGAGAACAGCAATCTCGCTGTTCCGCTCCGCTTCGCGTAGGAGGGCCGACTTCCTCTTCTTCCTCTTCACCGAGATTTGACTCACGGCGTTATCGGTATTAACGAAATGTTCATCCAGCCAATCCAAGATCTCCTGTTTGGCTGAGAGGGCAGGACTTGCCTTGCCGTTGTCCATGGTGACTACGAAGAAGGCTTCGTCAGCCCCCACGACCAGTGAATTCTTAACTCGGTTCTTCCTGCCCATAACAAAGTCCTCTCTGTGGGATTTCTTCTTCTTTTTCATGATGGAAGAAGTCCTCCTAGATGTTAATGAAAAGCCCCTTTATGTAGGCCACTGCCCTACTTGTCTGCGGGTTACCAGATTAAAGGGGCTAATCAAATCAGGTCCCCGAAGGGATGTTAAGCATAAGTAACAGGCATTGGCTTCTCCCCCCAATCTGGTCGAGAATTAAGTTCTTGATCAGGATTGTAGGCAGGAGCTAAGTTTAATATCTTTAACGAAGTCCACTTAATGGCGTTTCCTCTACGCATACTTCCTTTAATAGGATGGTCGTAGAAGTCGGCACCCAACTCAACATCAGATCCATCTCCGATAAATCCGTTGAGGTCTGTGTAGTAAGGCTTGTCGTCCTTGTCGGTGAGAGTGATCCGGTTAATGATCTTTCTCCCACGGTATTCACGGGACTCTGGGCAAGAGATATTGGTAAAATCTCCATCTTCATCTGATTTCCATTCGTTCTTAACCGGAAGCTTCTTCATGCGTTCCAGGTCTTCGGCTACCGGGTAAAAACGAGTGGAGAACTTGCCCCACTCGTTCGTCTGGTCTGGGCGACACCACTTGACCTTACCCTTAAACGTCATCTTCTCGCTAGGCAATTAATCAATCTCCTTAACATCATCAACATTAAATTCAATATCAGCATTAGTCTCTGCCCAGGTGGAAATATCACCGTGGATCAGGTTCATAGCCAGGTCTTCAGCATCTACCTCAGTCGGTGCGTCAACCACTACAGAACCAGACAACTCAACTTCATATTTAGACATAATAACCTCCGAGTATAATCATTGGCGGAATACGTTCGATCATGAATAGATCAGGTTCATCAATCTTCGTACAGAATGCGTGCCCATAAATGCACAGGTCTTCACTCAACTGGTCTGCAATCTTCATTCTTACTTCCTTCTTGTTACGTGATAACCCTCACAGTTAGCACAACGGTAGACGTAGATGTTTATTCCTGCTGAAGCGTACAGATGCTTTGATACTGCTGCAGCTTGCTTAAAACTCTTATACCTCCGTTTTCTGAGACAAGAGAACTTGAAGTACTGCCTACGGACAGACTCAATGTGTGAGATACCAGTTCGCGCCCATTGTATAGTCTTGACGATCATCATTCCAGTAGCTCCCTGCCATCGGACAGTTGAGTTTCAATTCCTCACCTGCCCACTTGATTGAGTCTGCGACTATCTGTGCAACTTCCAAACCAATCTCTTTATTTGGTACTTCTATCTGGTACTCATCATGAATAATATCAACTAAAAAGCTTTGTAGTTTATCGAGTCGGGGTGCGAAGTGGGTAGCAGCAAGTTTGATGATGATTGCCTCTCCACATTGGAGGTATCCGCTGGGGGCAAGGTGCTTTCGTTCGTCAATTGTATTTCCTGGAATTGGAACTCGTCGTCCGTCGAGGCCGATAAAATATCCTTGCTTAGCGTCACTTGGAGCGACCTTTCGCTTAACGTAATCAATCCCAGGATATTCCCGGAGCAAGAGAGCGAGAGCCTTCTCTGCTTCGTATCTTGAGCTATCCAGAATTTCCGCAAGCTTGCCAATGCCTGCACCAAGGAATGTAGAGAAGAGGAATTGCTTGGCTGCTTGTCTGGTCTTGCAGACAGGTCCAAAGAGGGTTTTATTAAAGGAATGTGTGTCGGTCTTATCGGCTTTTCGTCCATTAACAATTCTTTCAGTTAACTTAGGGTCGTTGATATAATGCGCAGCCACTCTGAATTGAATACTATCTGCGTCTACACCTAAAAGTAATCTTCCCTTTCCTGCAACCCATAGAGATCGTAATTCTTTACCTAAATATTTAACTTGTCCTGTAGCGTTATCAAACTCTAAAGGAATGTTAGCTAGGTTAGGAGCCCTATGCGCCATCCTCATGGTCCAAGCGCCGATACCAGCAAACTCTGCATGGATACGACCGTCTGGGGAAAGGAGAGAAAGCCATTCGGTCAGTGTACGACGCCTGGACTCACGGAGGATACGCTTGGCAATCAAGCGGGCAGGAGGAGGGGCTTCGTAAAAGGTATTCTTTAGCTGATCCTTCAAATCTTTCAAACCATCCAAGGTATCCATTACATAACTTGCAGAGAAGTCCACGAACATTGCCTGTGGCGTGACAATGATCAACCACAAGTTCTTTTCGTTCTCCACAAATCTTGCAACATCCTTGTTGTTCAGAAGACATCTGTTCAAAATCTTCAATAGAAATTCTATAATTTTTCCTGAGCTGTCGGTCTTTAGATGCTCTTGGATTTTTATAGTGTGCAGCAAGTGCTGCGGATTTAAGCTTATTACGGAACTCTTCGTTTGTTCTGTAACGTTCTCTACGGTACGCATTCTTTTGTAAACGACGTTCAGGTCTTTTATCGTATTTACGATAATATTCTCTTCGTCGTTCTGAAGTTTTAAAAGGCATCTGTTCTTATCAATCAAACTCGCGAGATTATTTTCGTTGACTTTCCAACCGTACTTCTGAAACTTGATTAGTTTAGCAGATAATTCTGCTATGTCAAGATCTTTTTCTTCAGTTCGTGATCTCTTACACTTCGCCAATTCGCGTAGTGTCTTGATGTGTGTGTCAGTCTTGTCTGTCGGAGACCAGCCTGCTTGATTGAGTACTTCAATAACCTGCTTAGGAGATGCAGGATTAAACGGTTCGTAAACGAGTCGGGTAAAAGGACCACCGTTGTATTCTGATAAATCACCATCTTTAACGAACCTGAAATCACTTCGATTAAGAGTGCCGTATTTGGTAAGTTTTGGATGTACTTCTCGTATAGGCTTCGGTTTCGGTCTGAAGACCTCTTTAATCTCTGTGTCCAACCCATCTAACTCTCCTTTGACCTGGTTCAGAAGAACAGTAGCCTCAGAAGAATTAAAAGCAAAGCCATGGTCGTGTACACTATTAAGAATAACCTGGAATTTATTCTCCAGTGTAATGCTTGGAAGCCAAGCAGGATCCATAATGTAATCCAGAAAATGTAGATAAACTTTATGGCCCAGATCAACGTCCCGTACACAGTAGTCCTCCATCTCTTGAGACCAGTGTGTGAAGTCGCTAAACCAGATCTTAGCTAGTTCAAACTCTACCCCATAAGATGCTAAGGAGTGTCCGTACTCACGAGAGTAATTAACTAAACGAGAGATAACCAGAGTATCAATTGTCCAGTCAATTCTAGGTAAAGACCAACCCAAAAGATTAACGAGGACAGGAAAATCAAACTCAAGAATGTTATGACCAATCCAAAGAGTGACACCGTCACTAAATTCGATAAAGCGTTTCTTAGCTTCTGCATCTGTAGTTAGGTTCCTAAATATATGGTACTGGCCTGTATCAATATCTTTACAGACGACAACCCAAATCTGTGTTGGGTCGTGTAATTTATCTGTCTCAATGTCAATTACACACTTCAATCAATAGGCCGATCTAATCCGTAATAGTGTTCATAAGGGTTGAAGCAATCCTTGTGGAAATACCAACTAGTACTGCCAAAGTCTAATTCTGCAGGAGGACCAAAGGTGAACAAGTCTTTCTCTTGAATAAACCCATTACACTTATGACAAGTAACCTTACCTCCGTGACTTGGATCGCTTACGTACGCGCTTAGCCTCAGCTCTTGCAAGTCTCTCTCGGTCTCGTTCATCCATCAACTCCGGGTTAGCTCTACGATCAAGGACGTACTGGGATACGTTCATGGTTCACTCCTCAAAGTTATCTATCGGCGCTTGGGTTTGTTGAATTCGAAGACTTTGTCTGATGACTGGGGTCGTCTGAAACTCAACGTAACGGGCGATAAGGTTATTCGGATGCTTCCATCCGATGTTGGATCCATCATCGACATGGCCGCAGTCAGGTCGTCTGAAACTACAACCATCTCTAAGTCCCCACTTCTCCGCCAACGCAGAGACATGGTACATTGTCGGACTAGTTCGTCCCCATCCCGTTTGATCAAAGTCACAGGCGCCTCCATGGTAGTGGTTAGAGTTCGAGACGTGAGTTCCTACAGGAGCCCAACAACCGATGTGTTTAGGAGTATAACCTATTTTCACTAAGTCGTCAACAAATCCTTGGAAGTTCGGTACTAATTTTCTTTCCACGGTGATTGGTATTCCAGCGGCTGTGGGGACAGTAACCAAGTCTCCCGACCCTGCGGTAAGAACGGGAACGGTCGTTCGTCGAGTAGATAACTGTCTGCGACGGGACAATCTTCTATTACGGGCGGTTGAGTTGCTATGTCGTATAGTTGGTTGTACAGACCAATTGAAGCCAGTAGACCAACTATTGCTAGTAACGTTATCTCGTGGTCGGTTATGCGCATTGCCTTCCCCCATTGTCAAGAGTAAAAGAACTCCTATTACAAGTCCCTTCAACATACCAACCTCCCGTCATTGTCTGGCGGCCCTCAGATACTCTTGGTAAGCTCCTTCTTCAACCTTAATGGCAGGATCAAACATCCCGTCTTTGTTGTGTTCCTTAAACCACTTAACTGAATTTCTCAATAAAGACAAAGTGTTAAAAGTATTAAAATCAACTACGCTTCCCATGCACTACTCCAATAGGTCTAAGAAAGTCTTCTGAAAACAGAAGAGGTCGGGTATATGCCAGCAAACACTGTTATCCCCGTGATCAATAAGCTTCACGTATTTGCCAGTACTCCTCGCTAATACTTCTAACTCCAATACATTCTTTGTGATGTTGTCCATACACAAGAACCTTGTACCGACAGGTAAAGGCGTTATCCAGTCCTTTACATGGTTAGGAGGACCAGGCCCTTGATCGTTATTTATCGCGAGTCTTGGTTCCATTTGGCCACCTCAATCTTGCTCTGAATTTAGGAAAAGAAAGATGCTGTGATCTTCTTGCCCAAAGACCCGCGATAACTTTTAAATGAGCCCATCTTGTGCTTATTCCTGATTTATCTTCAGACCAGCTAACAATGTGCAAAGGCCATACACAAGGGAATCTATTCCAAATGTCCTCCATCTTCTGTTTAAGGTTCATGTCGACTTCCTTTAATAGGGTGCGGATGTCCTTTCCCTAACCGATTAAACATACCAATTACTGAACCTACATTTCTTTCTAGTTCTTCTGCAATATCTTTGGCAGTGTAGCCCAAACGCCTTAATTCAAGGACTTCATCAATTTCCTTTGTGGTCCAGGATTTACATTTGGTTCCCTCTTTCATGGTAATCTCCTCCGCGTCTTGTGAACGCTCTCTGCGTTCGCGTTAAGGAAGACGCCAATCAATCGGGTCTTGGCCTAACTCTACCAGCTTAGCATTCACTTGGGAGAAGAGTCTGGAACCCAAGAACGGTCGTGATCCTTTAAGTGCAGCTAATGGAGAAGGGTGAGAAAACGTGAATAAGCGATCAGAAGGATAATTGTTGACGAAAGTCCTAGCGAAAGAGCCAAGACAAACAACCACAGCTCCTTGCTCATTACATTTCTCCACTATTTCCTGAGTTAAGAAGTACCATTCCCACCAGTCTCTGTGCGACGCGGGGAGTCCTGCTTGACATGTAGGAATTACATTCCAAAGCAAGACTCCTCGCGCAGCCCATGGCTTAAGACTTCCGGAGGAGGGGAACGGAAGCCCTAAGTCCTGAGAGTATTCTTTGAAGATGTTAAGGAGCGTCGGCGGATAGTTAACCGCATTACCCGGAATGCTAAACGCAATGCCCGTAGCCATATCTTGTGATGGATACGGGTCTTGTCCGAGAATAACCACATTAACCTTCTCAGGAGAAACAGCTTCAAGCGCAGCAAATAGATTTCCACGGTCAGGATTGTCCACAATGCCCTGTTCCAAGCGGTCACGGAGTCTCTCCTCTATTACTTGCCATTCCCCGGAGTCAAAGAACTTTAAGTTCCATTTAGAGAGACACATCATTCCTCCTTGACACTTAGCCCCATCTCGATGAACTTCTTCTTCAAGTCATCTGTAGCCCCAAGAGGACGAAGGATGAACTTCTCTCCATTGTCTCTCTTGTAGATATCCATAAAAGAAATCTCAAACTCAATCTGAGCCCTCTTAGAGAGAGCAAAGAGTAGCGCAGACTTCTTGTTTCTCATGATGATGACATCAACCATTTGCTACTCCCTTCCATTCAGCGTTATCGTTAGCTACTTCCGTAAACTTACGAGTAGAAGAATTGAAAGTGATGCTGCCAGCGAAGCCACTACGACCTGTAAAACGGCAAGGTTTCGATATGGTTTGAGTGATCGTAGACTGAATAATAGGGTCAGCGTTAAGTACATCACGAGAAAGATCAATGCGAATGTCAGCCAGCTTTCCGGGAGCACGACTTCCACGAGTCTGTCCAAAGTCATTGACGTGGCTCACCACTATGAGTGCGAAGCCCAGCTCTTTGACCATCATCTCCAAGCGGGACATGAGGTAGTCTAAGGCTCGTCTTTCATCCTCCCCGGCAAGACCTGTAACAGCCATGGTGATATGATCCAACAGGATATACCGACAAAGACAGGCAGACACGAGAAAGCGAATTGTGTCCAGAAGAGCATCTGGATCAATGCTCCCAAAGTGAGAGTACAGAAAAAGACGCTCATCTCTCTTGAGAAGATTCTTGAGGGTATCAACTTGCTCAGGTACGCTAATGGTTTGGTCTGGAAGATGAACGGGTGCTCCTTTTTCAATACCGACAAGCGAGCGGAGGTGCCACTCTTTAGGTTCCTCAATGTAGATCGCGCCGACATTGTCATCTGTCTCCCTTAAGAGTTGAACTTCAACAGCCTTCATCCACTCTGTCTTACCTACTCCTTCCGGAGCAGTGACGAGGATAGTCTCGTACTGACGTATCCCGCCAGTCATCTCGGTTAAGGTGGGCCATGGATAAGGGACCCCTTTAGACGTGTCCTTGGATAGTGCATCCTCGAACTCCCCGAAGGTGGAGATAATATTATCTGGCTTATAACGCTTGGCGTTAGTCCAGACGTTCAGGAGTTCGTTTACTTCACCATGTTGAAGGTGGTCGTTAGCGTCCTTTCGGGCGAGATTAACGACGTAGACGCGGTTGACATCGAACAGCTTGGCAACTGATGCGAGAGCCTCTCGACCAGGTCCGTCGTTGTCGAAGCATATGTAGACGCGGTCGAACCCAGATAACCATTCGAAGCTAGCCACACAGTCCCTCCGAGCAGTACTACTAGACTGCACAGAAACTGCAGGAATGCGAAGAACTTGCCAAAGCGAGTGCGCATCTTCTTCTCCCTCCGTGACGACACAGTATTTGTTTGATCCTGAAGCGAATATGTCTGTGCCGTATAGCCCGGGGACCGGGGAACCAAACCAATGGAATGACTTCCCTTCTAAATCTCTAATTTTAACCGCCCCGTTTGGATAATGATACCCAACGGAGATAGGTTTTCCTTCTCTATTAATTTTAGTCTGGCAGCCATAATGCCTAAAACACTCTGACGTAATGCCTCGTCGTCCGTAAAATTCATAAGTGAACTCTGGTCCATCGTCTACCACTTAGGCTCCTTGTTATTATTTAATATAATAGGTTCTTCTATATTAGCATACTTCCTACGTCTACGGCAAGAGAAACAATAGCCGTGACCATCCGAATAGATACAATAAGCATCGGAACTAGAACACATGGGACAAGGAATATGTTGTTCAAGTATCTTCATCGCGGGACTCCTTATAACTACCACTAAACTACCATCCGGTTAACCTAGTGGTTAATAGACTATAGTATATATGGTCTGTCCGACCATTATACCTACATTTTCTAGAATGTCAAGTACTAATTTCCAAACCACTTAGAAGTAACCCCGTAATCAATATACGCATACCAAGATATAAGCTTACCCTCCTTATATCTTGCTTGGATACGGACCTGGCCTACTAACTTACGCCAGGTCTTTGCAGTGAGACTGTTAGGTGCATGAAGAGTAGGACCAGGATGGCTCATCACTCATACTCCTTAGGGGTGAAGGCATAGTATTCTCGCAGCCACTGTTCATTAGGCGAGGTGAACATACGAACAGGGAAGAATAGACTAGACAGTAAACCTCCCCAGTATTCCTGCCTGCCTAAGTACATCCATGCATCCATAGTAGCACAACCACGCATGGAGTGCACTATACCTCTAGCCTTGAAAGACTCTAATATCTGTCCATTGAGAGGGAAACCATCCTTGGCTCTAATCATGTCGCGGTACGGACGAAGTATCCTGACCCTTCTCCGTTCGAATTCTACGGTGTTTTGATGGTACGTATCCAATACAGAAATGTGACTGGAACACACCACATACAATTCCCCCTGTATCCTAGCCCTATCTGCAGTAGCGCCACCAGGATGCGGCCAGAGGTCTGAGTCGGTTGCTACCGCCTGGCTAGCTTTACCTAGACGCTTATTGTGCATGACGAAGTAATTGTCCGTATAGCACGTAGCATCTCTTTCAGCCAACGTCTCAGGCAGAAAGCAATGGGAACGGTGCGCATACTTCATTTCGTTGTAGATGAAGACACGTTGGAACTCTGATCGCTCTAAGTCTGCAATGTCTGGCGTGAACTTATTACGCTCAGCAGCAGACATGATCATATCGCGTATCAGAGCTTCTTGAGCGAGTTGGGGGATTGTCTTCTTGTGGGTGATGCCGAACATGGAAGTAGGCTCCGCATTAACGGTTAGAACAACCCCGGTGGGTCCCATTTAAGGGGTCGTCCACCGGGGATTTACTAACGCTACTCTACAGTACCGTTATGCGGCAGCCGCCTTTCTAGCGGCACGCTTCTGAGCCAGAGTGAGCTCCGGCTGGACTTGGGCAGGTTCTGTTCCTGCTTCTTTCTTAGGTTCCTCGGCGGTCTTCCAGTTCTGTATCTGGTAGTTCCGCAGGGAGAATAACCAAACGCTACCGAAATCGGGGAATGTACGATTGAGCCTATCGATTTCATCATGGGACATACGCCAGAGATGTTCGACAGGCATATTCTTCAATTGAGCGAAGAGCGTAGAATGCTTCTCTTCAGCTTTCTTGGCATCATCATTGGACATGATGGGGCGAGACTTGAGATCGAGTTTCTCTAACTCCGTGATTATCTTGTCCCTCACAGCCGTAGGCATTACAGGAATCTTAGACGAGGGCGGGGCGGATCGAGCGGCGTCAGGATCAGGACCCTTGGCTGTGGGTACAGAAGGTTCCTTACCTGTGGCAACAGCATCCAGTGCAGCGAAGCCCTTACTACCAGACTTAAGGCTCCCATCCGGATTGAACTTCTCACGGATAATGGAACCTTTCGCAGCCTTTTCGTATGGAAACCCCGCAGAATAACTCGGGACCCAATTCCCTTTGTCATCCTTACGCTTGTACATGTCTGGACAAGTTCCGAAGTTGGTCTGCCAATACTTCTTGGCTTCGTCAACGTCGGTAATAGTCTTCGGGAGAGTGAATAACATTGGCAGCTTAGGCGGCGCTGCCGTAGAAGTATTCAACGACTCTTTAATGCCTTGCTCAGCTAGTGTAGTATCTTTCTTCTGGATCACAGGACGCGGCGATGCTGTTGTAGCGTGTACGCCTTCGATAGTCTTGACGGCAGCCTTATCTGCATTCTGCTGACGAAGTCTACGTTTCTCCGCCAGAGATAGTTCAGGCTTCTCGGCCGGTGCAGGAATCTCTTCCTCGACGGTGGTATCCGTATGTACCTGAATGTCAGGCACCTCATTGGACAGACCACCCCAATCTTCGTCCTTCCTCTTGTCGTTGCCCCCTTCGATCATATAGTTCGCGCCGGTGTTGGCGAG